GCTTCCCGTTTTTATCCTTCCCACCGATATAACAAATCCCGATGGAATGTTTGTTATAGGACTTGCCTGATTTTCCAGCGGCCTTGCAATGCGCCCCTTCCTCATTAAGAGGACGCCCCATTTCAATAGTGCCATCCAAATCAATGACGAAGTGATAACCGATGCAACGCCAGCCGTTGTCCAGTCTATGCCATCGGTCTATGTCTGCCGCCTTGAAGTCCTTTCCTTCAATCGTGTCCGAGCAATGAATCACGATGGCATCAACATCATTCTTTGTCATAATCAGTCGTTATTTATTTCCAGCGCGGTGTCGCCGTGCGAAACTTTCAAATCGTACCCGAGCCGCAACGCGTGCATCGCTACCGCCAACGCTGCATACCCAAGGAGAACGCCCGAACCTTTGAGAACGCTTCCGTCAATCACGCCCTTCGGGGGCACAAAGAAGCCGCCAACGATAAGACCGGCACTAATTGCAAGGCAGATTATAAAGATAATCCGGCACGCCTTGCACTTTTCCTGAATCGTTTTCATATCCCAACAACTGTTTTTCCAACGGCGTAAACATAGCCGTCAATGATTTCTACCGGGATGATTATCTGCTCGCCAACCGCTGGATAAAATTCGTCCAAAGTGCTTTGGAAGCCGCGGACATAATAGTTCGACACGCCCGAACCATTCTCAACAATTAACACCCCACGGCCATAAGTGCCAGCATCCGAAGCATCCCGGAAAACTTCAAGTTTCAAACTCGTAGGCCCCGCAATCGGTTCCTCAACATAGATGTATTTATTTAGAAGTTGCGATGCCTGAATGGACAATGTGCCGATTCCTCCTGTAATTTCCCATTCGCTTCCCTCAATCGTTTCTTTGACAAGGCCATTTATCGGTGTAGAAGTCAAAATGACATTGTTTGCATCAATAGATAGCCGATATTCTACACCTGCATAAACGGAGGAAAAAATTAAATAGTCGCTTCCGATTTTCGCCAAACGAAGCAACTTCCCGTCAGGAAGTTTGCAAATAGGATTTTGCCCATCATTCGCAGCCCCCGCCAATCCAGTATAAGTTGTATTTTGCAGCACATAAGCACCACCAGACAGGGCAACATTGAAAGTGAACGGGTATGTTTCAGTTGAATTAGCGAGAACATAACACTCGCCCCTAATCATTGCGATATGCAGCGTTACAGGCTCGCACGGGGTAATATATAAATCAAGCGTGTTCGGCCCGTCATATATCCGAACGCTACTTTTCCTGTCGCTTGCGTTAATATAAATTGCGAAATCGCCATTATCGCCCCACTCTGAATCAATCAAAATTGCTACATCGCCTGATTCTTGCGAAGAATTTGGGCAAGTTACATCAACAAACTTTTTGTCAATCTCGTTTATATCAAGTTGCAAAAGGCCGTTAACAAAGTCATTAGCGTTCTTTGAGAGGAACGAATAAGGGGAACCGCCGCCGTTTGGAAGATTGACGAGGACTTCTTTCGTCCACGAGCCATTATATTTGAATACGCAAATTTGATTTGCGCTGACGGTCAAGTTTCCGAAATTCGTATAAGTGCCAGCCGTTGCTGCGAAGTATGCGACATTATAATCGGGCGTGCCGGGGTCCGTGCTTAAATTCGCCACCCCAGCAAACTGGAATTTATTACCGAGCGAGTTTACCATCGCATTGAGAGCATCTTTTACCATCTGCGCGGTAACTTGCCCTTGCCCATTCGTGTAGACCTTTTGAGCAATCGTTGTTTTCAGCGAACCATAATTTGCCATAACTAAAAGTCGTTATTAAAGTCATCATTAAAGTCTCCGCGCTGCGCCCGCAAATACCCGACACCGATTTTCTTTGCGACGGTTGCTGTTTCAAATTCACAATTCACAACCGCAACATCGCCTTCTTTTTCCCATTCAGGGGTCATCAGGAACGAATCAACATCGTAAACCTGTCCGTGGTATGTAATCCTGATATGGTCTGCCATCCGCACGAAGCGCAGCACATCCAGCAGATATTCACAGGCAAGGAAACTGAACTTGTATTTCTTTTCGGAAATCATCTTCGTAGGGAAGAAATATCCGTCCCGTGTTTCGCCTTCTTCCTCAAAGACATATTCCGGCTTCGCAATATCCGCTTTCAAATAGACCACACTTTTATACGAAGTTGTAACGGGGTCAAATGTTTCGCTTCCCGAAGGCGTAATCCTTCCGTGCCCCTCGTACACAATCGTTCCCGCATCCATAACAAAGTCCTCGTCATCCCACCACTCCAATTTTAGATATGGCTCAAGGTCATTTACCACAGTAATAACATCTGTATATCCGAGCGCATCGCTATAAGTATCCGGCGACCACGATATAACTCCGTGAAGAGAGAAACAATACCTTCCGTTTGCAACATATCCGGCTGGTCTATTATAGTCATACCCCGGACAACAAACAATTACCGAATATCCCAAAGACGGAAAGTTCTTAATGAACCCTCCCGTCCATTGTATGCCTATGTAGTGCGCCGGCGTTATTGTTCCATCTGCCGCAACATAGAGAATCCGAAGCGCAAAGTCGATGTATTGCTGGCGGGTCGAATATGGGATTATCGCTTGAAAGCAAGGCATACCATAACTCGCCCGGAATAGCGGATAAACCCTATCATACACCCACCACTTTTTTGCATTCTGCAAGTCCAATGAAGGATAGAAAGGCAATACTGATAAACTATTATTCGGTAGCATTACAAATCAAATTTAAGTGTCGCCGTTGCTAATCGGCTGGACAAATTTAATGATAACTTTTCAATTTCCCCCGAACCGATATTTGTTTTTATCAACTTCATCAGTTCGGGCATCGTTTTCAGCGGGAATTTCACGCTCTGCTCCTTCAATCGCTTTGTGCCTTCAACTTCGAAGGGCTCGCCCGATTCATACTCGCAATTCGTAGCGGGCATATCGTAGGCGTAGAATGATTGCAGGTTTTTGAACGCAACAATCCAATTCTGCAACACCGTGGTTAAATCGTAATTTCGGAGCGGCAGCGTGTAGTTTTCATCGTGCGCCAGCAAGACAAATCCATCTTCCGAAATTTCGGACGGATTCAAAAGGATGTAGTCAATATCCGAAGTGAAGTTCATAACGGTTACTTCTTCCACGCTCTCCTTGTTGACATAGCCCGATATGACATTGATTGCTTCACCCATAAACGGCTCGGTAACATCGTCCATCCAGCCGAATTGATACCTTCCCGCCGTTTCCGGCTTGTTGTATGTAAATGTATCCTGCCCGAAGGCCCACGGCTTTCCATTTCGCGAGTTCATCATCGTTGTAAGGTCAGGGCCATCTTCCGCTGTGCTGTAATAATCTCCGCCGTTGCGGAAGTATTCGGTATGTTCAAGCCGCAACCGTCCCGAATCATCAATGAACCAATACACACGGAAGCAATCGCGCAGCATATCGAACACCGTTTTCAGGGTTATCGGCGCGGTCTGCGCTGGTTGGTCGTAACCGCTTGTAATCACATTCGTTTTCGGCGTAATGGCAAGATGAATCGGTATTCCCGTAAGCGGGTTCCCCCCGTTGTAGAAAAATTTAGAATAGTCCGCAGTCGCTGCGTGCGTAATCCCCGGCGCAACCTTTCCCAACAAAACAGAAATGACAGATGCAAGCGGATAGCAGTCCTTTATCGTGAATGGGGCGCGTGCCGCCAAATCGAAATTCTGATACCATCTATAATCGTATGTAAACCAAAAGGAAATATCCCCCCAAGACCTGCGTGCAATCGGGAAAAAGTCATCATATCCGGGTGCGTAAGGCGGCAAATAATACTTCCCGTCATCGCTCCTTCCCCATTTCGTCGGATTATCAGATAGACTTTCCGAACTGAAAATCAGATTACTTGCGTCGAACCCAACAACCCTGCGATAATTCCTATTGTCCGGCACAATGTCCTCCGAGCCAATCTTATATGTATTATCTCCGTTAATTTCATTCACATCGCAAAGGACGCGGGAAAGGAAATCAACCGAGCGAGCAAAAAATTCTATCACCCCACTTGAACCGGTCCCCGGAACTGGGTTAAGATTAGCGGGAAATGGCATCGACGGAGGGTAGAAAAATATTGGGGACTTCCACTGCTTTCCAGTTGCGATTTCTTCAAGATAAATATACGGGTCGCCCGGCGCGCCGGAAACTACCAATCCCGTCCTTAACCGCCACCCGTCTTTTGTATATGTATGTGGAATGATTAGCGGAATATCCGTCCCTGCATCCCATGTTGTCGGGCAGCCCGAAGGAGCATTGCTCAACTCCAATAAGGTTTTTGCATAACACAGCGTGAAATTCGGATTTCCGTTACCTCTCTGTGTCAACACATTTATATCGCTCTCGACGTCGCACTCCTGCTCCCACCACATTCCTCCAAGAAAGCACGCAACCACACTTTCGCCGGGGGAATAGATTTGAATCAGCGGCCTTTTTACGGCATTTACGGGCGTTATCGCTGGCGCAAGGTCTATCAGGTTATACTCGTGTTCCAAGCCCTCTAAAATCTCCGTATATTGGTCAATAACGGAAGGCGTGACCTTGCAGGTTTTCGCGCTCCCGTCAAACTCGCAGTCGGTCTTGTAAAACTTGCCCTTCCATATCTGCGCCCAAGTGCTGCCAGCATCATCCGACTGGTAAATAGTTACTTCGAATTTGAAGTCAAAGGCTTTTGAAACTATCCAATCGTAGTCCGCCCCGCAGAAAGTCAACTTCCCGTTCAATTTCGCACGGAAAAACTGCTGCTGGGGTTCTTTTTCAAATTCCAACGCCAAAGAAGCGGGATAGAGCGGGAACGCCTGCGCGTCCCCCGCCCTGTTCAATTCGAATTTGTAAATCGGATACATAACTACGAGCGATAAATTCTTGTCAGATTCTTGTGCCGCACAATCAGGTTGCCCACATTGTCGAACATCCGGCTTTCGTCGCCCTGTCGCCTGATTGCATCCACATTCCTTTCCAAATTGCTTACATCCGTTCCGCAGCCAATCATCTGCACGGCATATCCGGCCATCGAAGCGTTTGCGCGCTGGTACTTGTCCGCAAATGTGCCATCATTGAACGAGTTAATAACATCGGGAATCACGCCACGGTACTTGCGGGAATTTCGTTTATTGATGATGGCGAAGTATTCCCCGCCTTCCGCCCTGCGCCGTGTCCCGTCTTTCTTCCGCCCCAAATCAATATCGTGGCCGCTTGCGTGCGAGCCGCCCTCCAGCATCTCAACCGTTCCTTCGCCGTAAGTTTCCGTGTTAGCCGTTGCTTGAATGGCCTTGATTTTGCTTGCGGCAAACGACCCCCACATCAAAGTCATTGCGGCAACCGCCAATGCGGGGCCTACATAGGGAATTGACGAAAACGCTTTCCAAATGTTCGCGCTTGCAGTAATCAGGGAAGATGCTTGTACTGCGCTATCCAATGCGATGGCGGCTATATCCGCCTTGCGCCTATCTTCAAGTGCCTTTTGCTGGTTCTTTTTCGCCAATGCAAGTTCCTTCTGTGCGTTCTTAACATCGCTTGCGTAGCCCTTATCGCGTGCTTCAATCTGCGCGTCAACAATCTTTTGCGCCGCAGATACTTGTGTTTCGGCAGATTTGACCGCAGCGTCAGCAGATTCCCTCCAAGCATCAATGATTCCGCCCATCGCATCTACAACCGCATTGACTGCCGAGGTAATGGCCTGTTGCTGCTCGGAATCAATATTCAATCCGAGGACTTCCCAAATATTATTGTAAGGCACTCGCTCGCGCAACGCATCAATCTCGTCTATCCTCGCCTGTATTGCAGCAACTTCCATATCGGTAAGTTTTTCCTCTGAAATTTCATTCATTCCAAGGATAACACGCAAGCGGGCGGCTTCCTGTTCCAGCCGGAAAATAGTTTTCTGCCGCTCGTTCCTTTGCGTCATATTAAATTCCGACTGCTCCAAACTCTGTAATGCTTGAAGGTCGCGCCGGGCGATTTCATCATTGAACTTCGCGTTTTCGCGCAGCACCATCGCATCGTACTTCGCGTTAATCTTCGCTTCATCCTGACGCAGATTCTCGGCCTTGTTGCGATTCTCAAATAATTCGATTTCCCGCTGCTTGGCAATCATCTTCAACCGCAAATCCAGCATCTCTCTTGTCCCGCTTTCAACGGACTGCATTTCAAGTTGGATGCTTTGCAGTTGGAAATTCAAAATTTGCCGCTCGTCACGGATGGCCTTTTCTGCCGCTTCCGCAATCGCCTTTGCTTCGTCCTCCGCCGCTTTTGCCGCATCTTTCGCCGCTTTTTCTGTTGCGGCAGTACGCGCTTTCGCTGCGTTCTGCGCGTCTTTCGTTTTCTGCGCTTCAAGATTGTTCAGCATTGTAACAATGCGCCGATTGTCATTATATGCCGCAGCCTGTGCATTAAGATACTTTTCTTGCGCGGCAACATACGCTTCAAGTTCACTATTGCTCGCAAGATTATATTGTTTGACGATTTTGGCAAGTTCTTTCGTTTCTGCTGTCGCACTATTTATTCTTTTTTGCGCCTTCTGCCGCTCCTCGTCATAATATTTATTTGTCGCAACTGATTCCGCTTTTCGCAACTCATCTTCTGCGGCAGCAACATCCTTTTCGGCCTGCAAATACCGCTTGGCGAGTTTTATATCATCTTCGTTAATATTGTAATCCCGTATATAATTCGCAAGTCGTTGCTTGGCGAGTTTTTCCTGTTCTTCGGTAAGCCCCCTTTCACGATTTGTTACCGCAAACAGATAATCAAGTTGCGCGTCGGCGTTACGCTTTGCAGAATCCTTTTCCTGCTCATAGATTGGTTCCATATTGGCAAGATAGTCCTTGCCCGCCTGAATCCGCTCGTCCAATGTGCGCCCCTGGTCACGCATTTTCTCTTGAAGGATTGCGTTTTCTTCTGACATACTTGCACGCAATAGTCTTGTGCTATTCGTGCGTTCAAAAGTTTCGTCAAGCACTTCCTTTAATTCACGACCTGCCGCAGCCGCCTGCCTTGCACCAGCGATGAATCCGGAGAAATCAACCGTGGAAACGGACTTCTTGAAAACCGACCAAGTCCCTTCCCATTCTCCAACTGCGTAATCCAGCGCGTCGCCAGTTGTTTGTGTTTCGTGAATAGAATCCTTGAACAACTTGAACGCAGCGGTTATTCCGCCAACCAGCCCGATAGCAATGCCAATCGGCCCGGCAAGGGCTTTTATCGCGCCGCTGAATAAGGTCGCCGCCTTCGATGAATCGGTCAACGCTTCAACGACTTTGTAATTCACGCCAAGCAACCCGCCCAATGCGCGTTCATATTGTCCGACTTGCAACTGCGCCTTCCCCGTTGCCTTCTGCAAGTCATTCATCCGCTCGTAAATGGCTTTCGTTTCGGCTTCAAGTTCGCGCCCAGCCTTCGTTCCCTCGCGCTCCGCCTGCGACATCTCATTAAGGCGAATTTTGTTCAAACGATACTGCGCGGAAAGGCGATTGTACGAACCCTCTGCTGAGCGGTTAACCTCATCCACCAACTTCTGAATCTTCGTGAACTCCTTTAACGCAAGGTTCCCGTCTTTGTATTTCTCGTTCAGGACTTTCAGCGTCTTTGTGGTGTCCTCGTATTCTTTCAGCAGGTTTTCAGATTCCTTCGTGACGAGTTGAATCTGCTCACGCTGCTCCTGCGTCGCCCCTGAAAAGGATTTCATTGACTTCGCCATATCGTTTGCCGAGGACTGCACTTTGCTGCGTATGTCCTCGTACTTTTCGATAAGCGTTTCCAACTGCCCGATAAGGTCGGTAATGGAATTGTCCTGCTTTATCAGGTCGGAGTATTTTATGGGATTCGGGTTATCCATCTTATCTTTCCAATAAATGCCCTACAAGGGGCGTGAAACTCAAAAACGATAATTATGTGTCTTTTGCCTATACCGCGCTATTTTCGGCCTCTTTTTGCCCTTTCCGCCTGCTTCGCCCGCTCTTGCAGGAAATCAAACGCATTGTAGAACTCCAAAACGCTGCAATCCTTCGGCTTCAAGTGCAATTGCTCTGAAATCGCCAAACAAAGATTCTCAAACTGCCTGTCAAACTGCACTTCCGCACCTTCCGCCCCCGCAAATGCCTTCGGATTGGAGTATGTAATCAGTTCCGCAGTTAATTTTTCAACTTCCTTCGTCTTGTCAGGATGGCGCACGCCGTTTGCGATATTCTCCAACACGGCAATCGTGCGCTTTTTCAACAGGTCGAAATATTCCTTTACTTCGGAATCGGCAAACAACTGCGGGAAATAAATCCTTAACTCCGCGTCAATTTTTTTTTTGACCGCTTCCAGCCGGGCGGTCAGTTCACTTTCCGTTGCGTCTTGCAATTTTTGCGTTATTTCGTCCATTTCTGCGTCCGTGTTCCCGACTTCCTTCCCGTCGAAAGCCTTTACCAGCGCAGCAAATGCCTTGTGCTTCGGAGAAAGGCCGTTTTGTACGAAAAATATCGCCTGCCGCAGATTCTCCAATTCCTTTTCGCCCTTTTCCGCCTTCCCGTCGGCAAAAAATTGCTTCGCCCGTGCTATCCGCTGGTCAATCGCCCCCAAGTCCGAGCCAATTCCCGCGTCAATCAGGAGCAGTTTCTGATACTTATGGAATCGCACGATGGGAATTTCGTCAATCGCATCGTAAACGACCAAATTATGCCCGCCAAGTTTCAATTCTACCATAAATCACGCACTATGACTGTTGAACAAATCGGGATAAGCAGCATCTGCCACGCTCCCGTAACCATCCACAAAGTTAACGAAATCGCCACGCCCGTCCAAAAGGAAGTGCAAAACTTGCACGAAAATAACTTGTAAAGAAAATCCGTCGGCGCGTGTACTTGCAGCCATTCGATTATTCCCCATTTCCGCGCAAGGGAAAGCAGGAAGGCAGCCGCCAAGATAACGACTGCCACCCAACTTATAAATTCAACGATTCCGTTCATCGCTTCGCTTCGTTTACCAGCGTTGCAATTCCTACCGCAGCAATCGGAATGACCGCAAGCATCCAGCCGAATTGCACGATGCCATTGAATACTTGTTGATGGAAGCAACGAACAATCGCGTCAATTGCGCTAAAAAAACACAATCCAAGAATCAGGACAATTGCGGCGTAACACATTGGGGCCTTGATTGCTGCCCACACCTTCTTAAAAAAGTCCTTCATAATTTTTCGTTAAAACAAAATTCATCATATCCCAGCAGCCCGTCAAATCGGAATCCCGCAAACGGGTGCATTAAAAATTGATTGTCAATTTCCGACAATGTATAACCACGGTAAATATTTTCGGCCCGTTCGTATATCTTGTTTATTACTATACGGCCGCCGGTCAGATGCCAACCGGCACGGCCATTCAAGACGTGCAAAATTTCCGCTTTTAACTTTTCCGTGTTTCGGTTGGATGCCGTATTATATACCCTTGTCAGGTCGAACCACACAACCAAACTGAAAGGGGTTTTTACCTGTCGCGCCCACGGGCCTGCGTCAATCGTCTGCGGGTCATCCACTTCAAAATACGCGAAATTCCCTATCTTGCTATCAGGGGAAACTTCAATGTAATCGTTCTCCCCGTGTCCGTTCCAGCCGCCGCAATAGACATTTGGCGTAACGATGGTTTTCCCGTTGATTTTCTTCGTCAGTCGCTGCACCCTTCCGAAAGCAGCATCCAACCAAGTTATGTTTTCGACAAGTCCCGCCTGAATCTCGCCGATAACCTTGTCAAGCATTATCGCTTCAGGTATGACCGGAGCGTTAGTGTTAGCCATATATTACAGATTTAATTTCGTTCATCAATTCTTCCAGCGCACCGCGATTAAAAAATATCTCGTTCCAATATTCAGTCATCAGACCGAAGTTCCGTAAACCATACTTTGCAACGATTCCCTTCGCGTAACTCGTTTCCCCGTCAACCTTGACGGAATCCGCACCGAACTCCACCCCGAGTTCGGAATGGAACTTCCCGTTAACATAAAGATTCGGGGCATCTACGTTCCGGCTCGCGCTATACGGGTAACTCAATGTCTGCTTCCATGCCGCATATCGGCCCGCGCTTTCTTTCGTGTTAAAGTACCCGCCGGGCTTCAAATCTTCCGAGTAGTAGGGCCGCATATCCTCGCCGCTCGAAGAAAGCCCACGAAGGAGTTGCAACTGCTGCAATTCGAGGACATCGTTCCCGTGCTTGGAAACCACATCCCGAATCATAGCACCCTGCAATCCCTCTTGCACTTTCTCAACTCTTGACTTCAATTCTGCGAGAATATCCATTTTTAAGCCGATTTTAGGCGAGTATAGAATCAAGATGATAAATTATATATCTTTCTCCCATGCTCACGCCATTTGCGAGTTTTTCAAAAATTAAACTGTCCGATACTTCACGCCGTGGTTGTTGCATTGCAAACAAATCCGGTCCAATCCCCGGGTATCCAACGACAACGCACGGTACGCCTGTTTCAGTTCGTACCCAAGCCCGGAAGCACGGCCCTGGGGATTCCCGTCCAATTCGTATAACAACTCATCCCGCGTAACATTGACCTGATTCCGATTTACCCGAACATCAGGATTCATCGCAATCGTCCGCAGCACATTCGCGGCCACCTGCTTTTGAATGACCGTTGCGAAAATCGCACGCTGCGAAATGATGAAATCAGTCAAATCGCAACCAACCGAAATTTCCACATTCAGGCCGTAGTTCATCGTGTTCGTATAACCGATTTGGCCAATGTCGAACATTTCCGGGTATTCGGCGAAATCGGCCGGTGCGTGAATCCCGAATGGGGAAACCTGTAAATACTTGGTCATTTGCCGCCAAGATTCAATCGAACCGCCAAGACAAGTTTGGCACGGTTCCACGGACCAATCCTTGGAAACGTTCAACGCTTGCATCCCTGCGGGCAAATCGTTTTGGTTATAGCAAAGGAACCACGCGCCGCCGGAATCGTTTCCGTCCCCATCTGTTCCCGGGATATACGGCAAATAAATTGGTTCGTCAGGGGTAAACCATTGGAACCCGCCTTTGGTGTTCGTAAAGTTCAATTCGATTTCGCGCATTGGTGCAACTTGGGACGAATGGAACAAATACAATTTTACCGTTCCGGTCGCGCCAACCATTTGCAAACCGATTCGTTCGATTTTTGTTGTAACGCCCATCGCCCGGACCGGCACGATTTCGAAACCGACAATCTTTCCGGTCGGGTCAATCGTTGCTTGCAAACGGGCCGCGCCATCAAAGAATGTGCGACGCTCCAACAGGTCCTTCGTTTCCTGCTGCAATTGCTTTTCTTGAATGAAATTTTGGACGGCCGTATTGATTCCGTTAATCGTCAATTGGCGCACGAAATCGGAAACCATATTGTATTCGGCCCAATCGGTGTTCCCGGCGGCCGGTTCGGAACCGACGTTGGCGTTTTTGGCAATCCACAATTTCGACGTGTGCATAACCTTGGAACCGGCCGGGTATGCGGTCGCGTTGTTCCAATTCGGATATTTGTACAAGTAATCGTCCGGCATAATCGCCCGGACGTTCGCCATCGTGCAAAGCGGGTGCGCACCTTGGAATGTCAAACCGCTTTCCGATTGCGTCAACGCATCGTCAATTTGATATTGCGGGTTGTAATCCTGTTGCCATCCAACAACAGGCATTAACGCCGTTTGTATGTCTTGCAATCGTACCATATTGAAATAAAATCCGTTTTTCTTTACACGTTTTCTGGACGTGTCAAAATTCTTTCAATGAAAAACGGGGACGGGGTTTGTGGCCCGTCCCCGCAAAAAGTGTGATTTGATGTAGCCCTATTCTTCCGAACTGACTTCGGAAGTGTAAACGGGATTCTCTTCTCCGTTCACGACCTCAACAGGCATCGCGAACGGATTGGCCGTGCCGGGGCTTGCAACCTCAACTTTGATAATCGGGTTGGCAACGGTCTCGGGGGCGGAATTGTACGCCACAAGGAAAGCGATGTCAACGGAGAAACCAAAGTATTCCTTCACATTGCAAACCATATCAGCAGACGCAGCGCCAGCAACGCCGGACTGGTCGCCAACGGCGGTGTAGTAATGCGAGCCAACGGGGAGGTCAATGTAAGGCAGGCGGACAACATCCCATTCGTGGAAGTTGGCGCGGGTGCGGCTTAACGCTTCGCGGTCAACCCGTGTCAGCACGCCCACATTGCCATCGGCCACAATGTAGCCGGTTGCGAACACACCGCTCTCGTTCACGATGTTGTTGGTGTAGTGGAATACCTTGTTGTCGTATTCCAGCCGCTTGTTGACATCGTTGTAAATGTCGTGTTCGGCCATCTTGCGAACCAGCGAATCAAAGCCAGCCCCGCCGATAACGTGAAGCATCTCGGGGTAAGCGTTGGCACGCATCATCGCGTTCATATCGGCCAAAAATTCCATACGGGCATTCCAAGGAATCTGCACGGAATTGGACGAAACGGTGTAATACAACGCATCCTTGAACACCTGCGTCTTGTTCGCTTCGAGGGCGGCAATTGCCTGAACATCCATCGCGGTTGCGAGGGCGCGGCAAACCTTTTCCATCTTGCGGGCAAAGTCGTGTTCGTAGGAAATCTCGTTGTTACGATACAACTGCGGAACCATCGTGAAGCCAACGGCAAGCGTTACCCAGTTCACGGTATAAAGTGCGGAAGTGTTCTCGTCGTCAGCGATGACGCAGGAGCGCACATTCGACACGGTTACATCGCCATCGTAGTTGATGACGGGAATCTGCACGGTGTTTCCGATGCTCTCGAAAGCACGGTCACGCAGATTGGGGTTGATGATGGAATTGGTGGCGTTGGTCTGCTCAATAAAGAAATCCAACGCACCATACTCCAGCGGGCGGGCCATATTCCTGTCAAACTCGGGATTTTCGACACGCCAGTTTTGCAGTCTTGTTGCAATAAGTGACATAATGAAAAAGTTTTTTAATTGTTAATGTTTGCCGGATTGACCCTTTACCCGGTGTTGTTGTTCTTTGGTTTAACTAATCGGCAACGCCTTTAACACGTCGCGGTTCTCTTTCCACGCCGCAGCCATTGCGTCGTTAAATTCCTTCGACCCGTTGACCAATCCGCGCTCCATCAATTGCTTTGCAATGATTTCATGGGCTTGGTCTTGGGTAGTCGCGCCGGAAATGTCAACTGTCTTTGTGCCGCTTCCGGTTATATCAATCCCCCCTTTGGAACCCGCGCCGGTCTGCTGGCGGCCTTCATCCAAAACGCCCATAGTTTTGAGTTCAGCAGCGACCAACTCAGCAGCCGTGTAGGGACGCAAGTTGTTTTCCGGGTTACGCTTTGTTGTACCGTTTTCAATAAACGCCAATACCTTTCCGCCCATCCCATCGTCAATGTATTCGGGATTCATCCCTTTTACCTTGGCTATGGCCTGTTGTAGCAAGACGGAAGTAACAGAAGCGGGCAAATCGGCCTTGAATTTCAAACCGGAAGTTGCCTTTGCAAATTCGCCATCAATTTTCAGCCCGAACAATTCTTTTTCGTGTTCGGTCTTGGCTTGGTCGTATTGCGTTTTCAGCGTGGCAAATTCGTTGCGCACGTTTTCCAAATCAGCCTTGGTTTGGTCCAGTTGGCGTTTGGTTTCCGCATCCCCGCCGCCCTTGGCAATTACCGATTCCAAACGGGCCTTTTCTTTGGTCAATTCGGAAACTTGGTTTTGCAGTTCGGCGGCGTTACCCGCTTGGCCTTTGATTTCGCCAATAACACGTTTGGCGTAATCATACGTTTTTTCGGCCCCATTCTTGGCAATGCCGGACGCTGCCAAAATGTCAGCATCCAACCCGCCGTAAATCTCTCCTGTCTTTTGACCAATAACGGCAGTTTCGTCATTTTTGGACATTTCGACGATGGCGGTTTTCTGTTCTTCCGTCAAGCCGGACAATGCGGCGTTGGCGTTCAATAATTCGGTTGTAAGTGCCATAATTCTTTCCCTTTGAATTTTTGGTGTTATCTTTTACTGTTTTCGCCCGGGAACGTTATTCGCTTTTGGCGGGACGGCCCGGTTTCTTTTCCTTTTCGGCCGGTTCGGCGGCTGGGCCTTGGGCGGCTTGCAACTTTGCAAGTTCCTTGGCAACGGCGGCCGCAACGGCGGCGTCAAACTTTTCTTGTTCGGCTTTGGCCCTGGCTTCCGTATCCGCTTTCGCCTTTGCGGCAACCTTTCCCTGTTGCTCTTTAATCCACACGTTCGGGTCGTGCAAAATGGTTACGGTATAACCCTGTTTGCGCAAACTTGCCTGAACGTGGGTTTCGAACGACTTTTTGCCAAACTTTTGGACGCGAGGTTTGGAAAGTTTTTTGCCGGTCTTGGAATCGTACTGAACGACCTCAATAACGGCGTGGTAAGCCTTTTCCTCGCCCTTGGGGACAACATAATTGTCCTGCGTCAATTTCTCAATCGGGGTATCGCGCCCGTCTTTTGTAATCATACGTCTTTACGGTATTTGGTTAAACATTGGCCGGTTCCGGTTTTTGCTCGTCCGCGTAACGCCGGAACTCGGCAGTAATAATTTCAATCTTTCGCTTGTACGGTATCGCTTCGCCGAAATCCATAATGTTGGTATTTTCGCGTTCGAACCTGCGCACAAAATTAGGAAAGTTTAACTTAATGCGCAAATCTTGCTCTGCAACCAACCCTTTATCGAACAATTCGGAGACCTCTTGGCGTGACAAATGCCGGAATGGTTCAAGTTCCGACAAAACCAACATACGGCGCAATTGCATCGGGTCATTTCTGTATTCCGTTTCCAAGATTTGGCGTTGCATCATATCCAATTCGGATTCCGACGCGCCCGCATCCTTTGCGGCTTTATATCGCTTGCGCAATTCGTCCGGGGAATACAAATAAAATTCCGTCCCGTAGTTGATTTTTGCAGCGATGAAATAACGACCATAACGCAACCGGCAAATGGTTTCATCAACCCATTGTTGGGCGGCTTCAAATCCTTTTTTTACGCGATTCAAAACCGTGGTTACGCTTTCGAAGTTGGCCATTACCTGTTGTTCATTGAACGCATCCCGGTTCGTCACAATTTCATCTTGACCAACAACGGACGTAATGATTTCTTCACGAAGCCGCTTTTGTTCCTCAACATTGTAATCCAGCGCATTCCGGTCAACCGTCAGCATCTGAACTGGATTCCGAAGGTCAGGTTGGTTCTCCTGCTCGTTGGGAACCGGAATCTCAACAAATGAACCGGCCCCAATGATGCGTTTGTTCCCGCATTTCGGGCAACGCAAAAGCAAACCAGCCATATCCAAACGATAATGGCCTTGCTTGTCACGCAAAAAACCGCCATCGCAGTAATCGCCGTTTTCAGCGTTGGTAAAATCGCAACTTTGTTCGTAACCGGACAAAATGGGATATGCACCCATCAAGTCCAATTGTCGTTTGGAGATGTGGAAAAATTCGAACCAATCCAATGATTCAAGCACGGCGGACAACGGGGAAGCCTTTACATCCGGTTCGTCCAGCGATAGTGGTTCGTTCCAAAAGAATCGCGCAGGGCAATATCCCAAATCGTGCGGGGCTTCAATTACAGGCATACCGGCAATTTGCCCGGTGTGCTTTTTGTCGTCCCAAACACGGTATGTTTCATCGTCCAATACAACGATTTCGTCACGACGGCGGAAAACAATATATTTCATTTGTCCCGTGGTCGGGTCCGCTTCGTATGTAATTACATCGTCAATTGGCAACCAATAAAAATACGGTTCCGGCAATTCAGTTTTCTGTTCCCGGGGCACGTCAACAATTAGAACGGAATTGATTTCGGATTTGAAAAATTCCCATCCCTTTGTCGCCCATACGTCGGGTTCGTCCAACTTGGTTAATCTGTATTGTTCCCAATCGTCCCGTTGGGCCGAATTGATGAATTGGTAATTGAACGCAGGGTTTCGGCCGTCAAAAATGCGGCTCAATTTGTCAAAGCACACTTCCGTTATCTCATTCGTTTTGATGGGATAACGGAAAAGTGCCTTGAACAAAACAAATTTGTCGTGCGGCAAGATATTTTCGACCATTGCCAAAAACTGGGTCAATGGCAAAGAAATGTACGGTGCATTGAAGGACGTAACGCGCTTGACCGTGTGAAACTTTATACGCATCTGATGCAGTTTCGCACGGCTCAACACGCCGGACATCTTATTGTCCGCGATTTTCCTTCTTATTTCCGCAACTTCGTAACCCATTGTTCACAAATTCGTATTTCGAACCCTCTGCCAGTTTCCAGCCCCCGTTATTCGGCATCTGCAAGAGCCGCTCCGCGTGCGAATACTCAAATTCGCGGGTAACGCCGTTTGCTACCAGCGTTACCGTGGTAGTCTTGGCGTTCATATTAGGAAGCGGCTACGAAAAGGTCGGTAAGCGGATTGAAATCCGTGGGCGTTACGATGTCAAGGTTGTCCGAATAGTTATCGGGATACTGCCAACTGATGGCGTTGCTGTCCTTCGCATCGAAATTCCCGTGAATCTTGCTACCGATGAACAGGGCGCGGATAGGAATCGGGTAATAAGTTCCAGCGGTGCTGCCCTTAATGGCTTCGATATTGCCATTCTCGTCGAACAGGAACACACCAAGATTGCCGGCATTGGCCTCGCATTGGAGTTCCTTCATAATCTTGATGACATCCTGCGGCACGGCACGCAACTGACCGTCAAACTGAACGGGGTTTCCGCCAAGGACTTCCGCAATTCCGCCGAGGTCATCATTTCCGCCGCCAGTCATACGGGCATCTCCGCCGGAATCAGCAGGGGAATTGATGTAAGGGGAAACGACAATCTTCGTTCCATCCGTTGCGGTCAGCAGAGCAGTCCAAGATGCTTTCAGCAGGATGCTTGCGGACGAAGTAAACGAATTAACAGTACCGTTGGACTTACGCAGGCGCTGGAAAGCGACCTTCTGAATCTGTCCGAAGTTTTCGGGGCAACTGACGGTAGGGATGGAAGTGAGGTGCGCAGCCGCCGGACATTGACAAATAAGTGACATAATTGCTTAAAATTTTAAGTTTTTTGGTAAAACGGGCGGCTGACCCTTTGCCGCTTACAAACGCAAATGTAGTTATTTTTTGGAAAACTCGCACATTCGGGTAATATAAATGCAAAATGATATGTTATTCATCTTTTTGCTATGCCGCCGCGAAATGCGCCCGAAAATGGCTCAATGCACGCGCACGCCTCTGTGCGCCATCCCATACGGGAGAATGTTTCCGTCTGCAACTTCTTTCTCATAAATCCCTGTCAATCCGTCCGCATCGTCATCGTGCGCGTTGGCATCGAACTTCCGCAGAAATCCCGTGATATGCTCATAAAATTTCGGGTAACGCTTATCCCATCCTAACGGCATAATGATATGCTGATTGACAAACGGAGCGTTAGTAATTATTCTCGCTTCCTTGTTTTGACCCTGATAGAACGGAACGGTTATCGCACGGACTTTCTTTTTAACAATTTTCTCGAACTGGCTCCCTCCATTGTTCGATTCAATCCACGCCTTCTGCACGCCATTCGCGTTTATCAATCGCGGTACGGTTACGGTTGTAACATCCGTGCTTTCGTCTGTGTATTCTATGTCAGTAATCAGCACAAACAAAAGCGGCTCAAAGCGTTTTGTACTTTCGTTCCAAATTTGGTTATCCGACTTGTAAACATCGTAACTGGCAGCAAAGAGAAAATCATCTCCTTCGTCTGCGACATCAACATAGCATCCAGTCCGAATATAAGTCCCCCAATCGCTTTTTTCCGCCCAGGTCTTGAACGGCTGATATAACCGTCCTTCCGCACTGCCAGGCTCGCCCTGAAACAAACACTGAAAGCCAACAGGGTCAAGTTGCTTTTGTTGCAATAGTCTTTCCAGTGAGTGCCGCGCACCCCACAATGGCTCTCCCGCCTCTCTCGGGTCTATCTCCGTAGGCCCGCCCGTCTTTATCGCTTCAAAATTCACCAAAACCCACTGATTTGACATTATGTTGTCAAGGTCGCTCCACTTTTCAACCCTTACAACATCCTCGCTCTCAATTATCTTCCCGATAATATCTTCCGGATGCCAGCGCGTGAAAACAATCAACTGTTGACTATCATTGTGCAGACGGGTGCGCGCAACCTTCGTGTACCAATCCCAAGCCGTTTGCCTTACTATCGGCGAGTTTGCTTCCTGCGCGTCTTTATACAGGTCGTCCATTATCAGGACATCAACCGTTTTGGAAGTGAGCGAGCCACCGCGCCCGACCACTCGTAACGAACCTGTATGATTTACGATTTCAAAGACATCCGAATTGCGAAGATAGTTCCCCGCAACCGTTACCACATTCGATTCATTCAGGCAGGTATCGGGGAAAATGCCGTGATATTCCTCGCTGTCTATCAATCGCTGGCAATCCCTGTTGAAGTCCTTTGCAATCGTCGCGGCATACGAGCAAATCGCAATCTTCAAATCGGGATTATGGCCGAGCATAAAGGTCGGGAGAAACCTACTACTGCCCTGGCTCTTTCCGTGCTGCGGCGGCGATTGAACAATCAGGTTCTTAATCTTTCCCTCGGCAAACATTTGCAGCACCCTGTAATAAGACCGATGAAAAGGCGTAATCTGGAACGAGGGCTGCATCACCTTCGCGTAACTATCCAGCCACCTTCTCGCGCACGCCTGCCGCAACAGTTCGGGATTCTCCGCCAGCAATCGCACACTATGCACTTCACTCTTTTCCATCGTCAAGTATGCAGCAAATCAGAAAGCCGATATACGCGGCAATCAACAAACCGAATATTATTTCTCCGGCAAGCCGTATCATTTCAGATTCATCGCTTCTGCGACCTGCATCAGCAACTCGTCCGGCACATTATCCAGCGACACTTTCGGCTTTTGTTCCAACTCAATCTTCCCGTCCTGAACAACTCGGTTCTGCCAGTGTTCCGGGTCGCGGTTGCACAATGCGAAGATTATCGCCGTTGCATTCGGGGCAATCTTCTTTGTAGTCCGTGTTTGCAGTTTGATTTTTGGAGTTCCGTCCCGCTGCGGCTCGTAAGTGGTTTTTACTTCCTCGTAGTCCTGCCCGCAGATAAGTACCTTTAACGACTTCCTTGCGTCCTCAAGAATCCCGTCAAGTTTCCAATCATCGTAAATCTTCCTTGCATCTTTAACGGCTTGAGAAAACTCCGGAAATTTATCTTGCCAATCATAGAAGGTCGAAGGCGTTATCCCCACCTTCGCGCAAACCACCTCAACGGAATCCCCGTTTGCGATTGCGTTGCAAATTATCTCTACCCTTTCGGGATTATAAAGTGGAGGTCTGCCTATTTTTTTAGCCATAGAAAATTATATTAAGCCCCATTCGGCGAATTTTTCAAATCCTCCGACAAAGTTAATATAATTTCTTGCAACTTTCACAATATCAGTGTAGGGGATTCCGCTAACACATTCATCGCCAATCGCACAAGACGCTTCCCAAGGCTCGCCCGTCTGCTGCGCCATCAAGTGCGCGTAAATGTTTACTGATACATCTGCTTTTGATAAATCCTTTCCGTGCAGTCCGCCACCCGTTACAGCCCTGCCCATATCCGAGCCAAGTTTTCGATTTGTCGCGCCGCAATCAACATAAGTTCCGCCAGTCCAATCTCCGAGGGGATTTACGATTACTTCCCCTGCGAATGGGATGTATCGGAACGGAAGAATATCATTATGCAGCCATTCGTCAAGTTCCAATCTATTCACATTCGATTGGCAAATAACAAGATTCCCCTTTGAAATGATATATTTACCGTCAAACGGATGCCTGTTGTAGATTGCGCGTGCGATTTTCGATAAGGTTTTTTCCTCGCCACTGACGGGAACGCCTTTGAAGATTCCGTTATCCCCGCAACGCAATCCGCGCGCTTGATTTTCAGCAAGGATTGCATCTTGTTTTACGAGTTCGAAGTCAAGCGCGTATTCCTCGCCGGCGATTCTCTCAACAATAAGACAAACATCTCCTTCTTCAATCGTTACGGAAGATTCTGCGATAATATGACAAATCCCGTGTCCGATTAACACCTCAACAGCAATTTTCGGATTCTCGTCAATTTTATAAGCCAAATCTACGATTGCGCCCGCAATGCGGTCTGCGATTTTGTCCGGATGGGACGGGTTTACTTTTTCAAACATATTTATTCGTTTATGAGTTCTGCCTTTTCTCCAGTGAACTTTTCCCATCGGTCAATAATAACATCGCAATAGTGCGGGTCAAGTTCCATTGTATAACAAATTCTGTTAGTTTGTTCGGCGGCTATTATGGAAGTCCCACTTCCTCCAAAAGCATCGAGCAATATATCTCCTTCAATACTTCCGTCCATAAGGCAATTTACTACCAACTCAACAGGTTTCATTGTCGGGTGCAAATCGCAATGGCGCGGCTTATCAAAGTCCCAAATAGTGCTTCGATATTTTCCATTTCGATAATTGTGGTGCTTTTTCGTCCAAGTGTACATTATCGGCTCGTGCTGGTAATCGTAGTCTAAGCGACCCAATGAGAAAGTCGGACTATTTTTGCGCCATATAAGATTGTGCTTAACCTCCAATCCCGCATCGCGCATCATCATCATCATCAGCCCGAGACCCCCACCCTGTGGGGCGGTGACATAATACACCGCATCGTCCTTGCACGCTTCTCGGACATTCGTCATCGCGTCACGAAGGACAATGTATAATTCATCAACAGAAAGGGTATCGTTTTCGATGTTTTCTGTACACCTTCCAGAACGCTGAACGGTGTTGAGCATTTTGTTTTTATCCCCGATACTTACTCCGTAAGGCGGGTCAGTAAATACTATATCCGCTTTGCCCCCCCCATAAGTCTCTCA